CTCGGCGTAGGTCAACTGCCGCATCGTCACCGTGGCGGGGTCGGTCGGAAGTTCCCGAACGCCCTTCTGGATGAGATTGCCCTTCTCGTCGCGGATGTCGTCCGGGATCGTGAAGGTGTGCTTCGGGATCTTCCCGAGAAGCGTCGCTTCGATACTGCCTGGATTCGCAAGGTTCATGTCGGCCATTCTGATTCCCTCCGTTGGCCCAGCTTAGAAGCTGGGGATGTACTTGGTAGCCTTCCACGAGAAGGCCATGGTCGCGAAGCTATCACGACCGGAAGCATTGAAGTCGCCGAGCGTTTCGTAGTGGGTGTCCGGGAATGTGATGCGGAAGATGTTCCCACTCGGGAAGGCCAGTCGGATGCCCAGGTTGATCTGGACATCGTTGGGCCCCGCCTGAAGCGCGCGGGTGTAGATGCTGTTCTGCAACTGGAAGGGAGCGGCGTTCTCGGGGACGATGTTGAACGAGCCCGAGCACTCCTCGAAGATTTCCCGCTGCCGGTTGGCCACCTCGCCCAAGTACCCTTCGGAGATGAGCTTTACGCCCAGCTTCCAGGTCAGGTCTTTGATCGTGGTGATCTCACTGAGGAGAACCCCGCCGCTCGTCACGCGGAGGGTGACTTCGTTGCCTAAAATTCGGAAATCGGCCATGGGAAGGTCTCCTTACGCCACTTGCGTGATGACGACGTTGGGCCCGATGGCCGACTTGATGACGATGGTCTTCATCGATCCGAACATCCGAATCGAGAGCTGGAAGAAAAAGATGCCCTGCGCATTGAGCGCCTGCGTGTTGCCGGCCGAGGCGCCGTCGAGCACCTGATACTCGGCAGCCCGAGCCGCGATGCCCGGGGCCGGGTTCACGAGCTGGTCGCAGTATGCCTTCATGTCGCCCGTGAAAGCGTCCTGGCGCTCGGTGGTGCCGGGTAGCTTCGAGTAGGCCGCGGCCAGCCCGGCGATCACGTCCTGGACTTCATCCGCGAACGAACGGCGGTTGTCGTCGATGCGGTTGGCGTAGACACCCGTGGGGTCGGCTCCGGTGAGGCCAGAGTAGAACCACCAGCCCGCTGCCCGGTCCTTGGTTAGCCACGAGATGCGCTTGGCCTTGAGAGCGATGTAGTCAGCTTCGAGGGCGGGAGTGGTGGCGAAGGCCGGCTCTTGCGCGTCGATGTTCTGGATGGCGGCGTTGTAGGGAGTCCCGACCGAGGTCAGGAATTCCGAGCGGCCATTGTTGAAAAGATTCACCTTCATAGCCGCGCGCGTACCGCACGAGCTGATGGTGATGTCCCGGTTCAGCTCCGACGAGAACACTTGGACGTATGGGCCCGAAGCCCAGTAGCGATCGGCGTCGGCTCCAGTCACGCCGTCTGCGACCATCAAGCCCTCGTAGTACGTCTTGCACGCGATCTGCTGGGTGGGCGTGGCGTTCGTGGCCGGAAGTCCGGTGACGATGGCAACCCGGCCGCGGCCGATGGCGCTGGAGTCCTTGGCGTTCGTCCAGAGGTATCCCCGCATGAGGGTGGGGGTGATGCTGGACATCTTATAGTTTCTGGCGGACCAGATTGCGAGAATGTCGTTCGTCGAGTCGATGCCCGGCTGGAGGGACGCGATCGCGGTGGCGTAGTTGGCGGCGATGCAGTCCGCGAGGGTCGTGGCAATCATCCCTCCACCAGCCGGAGGGTAGGCGTCCGTGGATGCCCCGGACGCATTGATCGTCGATGGCGTGCCCGAGATGACCGTTCCCTGGTTCACGCCAGGAAGAGCGACGTCAACCAGAGTGTCGATGCGGTTTCCCTGCGCTGCCGTAGAGGCGATTGTGGTGATTGACACGTCCTTGGTAATCTTCACAAAGAAAGCCGTCACGCCCATGGTGGCGCCGGTGGTGACGTAGGTCAGAACGCCAGTCGCCGGATCCTGGGTGCAGCTCACGGCGATCGTGAGAGTGCCCGCACAGGCTGTGCCTGCGGGAATGCGGACGGCCTGGGAAGTGGCAATAACGGTCTTCGCCGACGCAATCGAGAGATCAGCGAACCGAGTGCCGGCCGGGATGATGATGTCCTTGTTGGTCACGCCCGAGGTGATGTCGGCGGCGTTGACCGTGACCGTGAAGGAGACGAACGCCTTCACCACGCTCGAATCGGCGACTACCATGTCGGTGTCCACCCGGCGGATGCAGAGGCCGGAGAAGGACTTACCCTTCAGCTCCGCCCAGCCGTTGCCATCAAAAGCCACGGCCGAACCGTTCTGGTCATCCACCGCGGGGTCAAAGCTGCCCTGGCTGATGAGGGTGAACTTCGTGGGGTCGTTCATGTAGAGAGTCGAGATGTCCCCGGGAGTCTCCACGACGGTCGGAAGGAAGGGGCCCTGGACGAATTCCCCGACCATGGCGGCCTTTCCCGGCTTGGCACCGGCCGGGATGTTGGCGCCGGCTCCATCCACCGTGATGATGCGTTCCAGCTCCAGGAGCTTCTGCATACTCGGCATTTCGGTTGTGCGTAGCTGAAACATGAGGGCTCCTATGTGATGGGCGTCTCGTCAACGGAGAGCTTGCGAATGGTGAGGGACATGGGATGCACCGGCCCGAGCTTCACCTTGGGAGCCTGAGCCGAAATCGTGAGTATCGCGTCTCGCTGTTCGCGCATCGCTTGCTCTTCCGAGTCTATCGATCTTCCGCTCAATAGGGAATAGCGCGCCGAGAGTCCGTAGTAGGTCGTCAGCGGTAGAACGATGCGGTTGGCCGCACCTTGCTGGTTCATCAGCACCTCGGTGTGCTGGAAGGCTTCTTCCAGGCCAAGGATGAGCTGGCCGCGCTCGACCGTATTGGTGGCCCGGAACGACAGTTCAAGCTCCACCTCGGCCTCGGCCGTCTGGTAGAGACCCCAGCCGTCCCCGCCTTGGGGCTCCCACGTGGATTCCAGGAGAGTGGGCGTCAAGAGTGCGTCGCCATACTTCCACGATCCGGGCAGGATGCAGGCGGAAGGGTCCACAGCCCGGTTGAGGTAGCTTGGCCACTCCGCGAAGACCTGGGCGAACTTGAGGGTATTCCCATCGTCGAGCTGGAAGACAAGCCCGGCCACGTACTCCGCGAGCGCCGAGGCCATGGCGCCGCGCACGTCCTGGGTGGCGGTGCGGGAGTATTCTTCCTTGGAGATCATCCGCCCCCCATGGCCCGCTGGACGTTCTTGAACACGAGGGGCACGAGCCTATCCTTCGCGCGCTTGAGCACCAGCATACCCGGCGTGCCTTCGAGCATTTGCTTCAGGGCGATGGCCCAGGCGATGCCCATGGCCGCGTGCTCGTCGGAGCCGAACTTCCGCATCGCCCACCGCATGAGCGGGGTCAGGGGCGGCATGGAGCCCGGACGGCGCCCTCGCTCGATGACCGAAGCCTGGATAGTAGCGTTGTAGAGCCGCGCCCCATCGGGCAGTTCCGCGTACTTCCAGCCCCTGCGGTAGTCTCCGCGGTCGACTGGCTTGTAGGGTTTGGTGGCGTCGATTTCCTGCTGGATAATCTGCTGGCCAGCGACGTAGACAGTCTTGCGAATAGCCGCGATGACATCAGCCTTGCGCCCGCCTACGAGCTTCCCGGCCCACTCGGGCAAGCTGGCGATGTTCACTTTGTACGTGCCCATCAGCTCACCGTCTTGTTGAATCCCTGGCGCCGATCCCTGTCCCCTGCGACCTTGGTCAGGCTCACGCGCCAGCAAGTAGCCTTGCGCATGGGAACGTCCGATGGCCTGTATAGTCGCGGAATTGGCAGGGGGTAAGTATTCCTGGCCTCTACCACCTCCCAGAAGAAATCTGCGTTCTGTAGGCCGGTCCTGCTCATCGTCGGATCCACGAGGTCGGGAGTCTTCCCCGTCAAGTCGTCCTCGGTGAAGGCTGCCGAGATTTCGTCGACCACGAGCCCCCCCTCTTCGGTCATGCCGAACTGGCGAAGCACGTTCGTGGTGGCCTGCATGTCCGACACCTTGGGCGTGGGCAGGATTTCCCGTCGGCTGGTTTCCTTGGGCAGCCCCTGCCCGCGCACGGTCCCCGAATATATCACGTGGACCAGGAACACTCGGTAGCGCCGGACTCCCATCTTCGTGGCAATCTGGCGGAGCTTGTCCGCCATGGGCGAGAGCTTGTCGGCGAGGGTGTTGCCTATCTCGCCGGGACCGAGCGGACGCACCCGGCGCGTCTGTGCTGGCAAATCAGCAGCAGGCGAACCGTTGCGCGTCCGATCGTCAGGCATGCCTCACGTGCTAGGTCTCTTGCCCCATCGCATTAAACCATTTCCCCAAATCGCCACCACTCCAGTTGGGGCAGTTGTCGTCGCTGTTCCAAATCTGGAATCCAGCCGGGAAGGTCTTCTCGGTCGGCACCGGACGAGTGGCGTCGGTGTAGACGAAACGAGTGAACGAAGCCGGGGCGTTGTTTCCCGTGAAGCGCAAGCCTCCCCCGTCGGGGTGAGTGATGGCGAATGTTCTTGTCTCGATGGCCATGGTGACTCTCCGTTACGCGAGGGTGTGGTTGTGGGCCGGGGAAACCGGGGTGAGGGTGTACTTGTAGTTCCAGGTATAGTTGTGCGTGCCGTTAGCCGCCGTGGTGGGCTCAACCGTGTAGGCCACAGCGTCCACGGTCCCGACCGCGGTGTTGATCTTGTCGCAGTTCTCACCGAACACCGAGAAGGCTGTTACCCCTGCCTGGGCGGTGGGAAGGGCGAGGCCGAGCCCGAGGCCGATGCCGACCGTACCCGCGAAGCCGCTACCGCCTGTGATGGTGGCGCTCGTCAGCGTCCGGTAGGCGTTGGTGGTGACGACCGTGCGTGTCCCGCCAGCCGTCGAGATGTCGATGGCCTGGGTGACAGCCTGGCCGTTCACGCCCACGCCGACGAGAGTCAGTGTGCCAGCCGTGGAGCCGGTGACGATGCGGACCTGGAGCTTGCGAGCGTAGTCGATGCTGTTCGCAATGATGGTCAGCGCGACGTTGGAAGGAAGGACGGCCGCGACGACCGAGACGAGATCGGCAACCGCCGGGCCTGTCACGCTGGCGCTTCCGCCCTCTACGACTCCCGTGACGGTGGTCGTGGTGTTCTGGACGGTCACGCCGCTGACGCCGGATCCTACGGTCAGGGTGCCCACGGCGAACAGCGGGATGCCGTCGGTCCAGAAGTAGGCCAGGGCTCCCGAGCGCTGAGTCTCAAGGGCCGTGTAGTCTCCGGCCACGAGGCCCTTCAATTCGCTCGTCACATCCATGGGCGCCCCGTAGGTCAGGGAGCCGACCTTGGCAGGAGCGATGACGGTGCGAGTGCCGGCCGCCAGAGTGACGGGGCTTGCGGTCAGGTTACAGACGTAGAGCATTGGGAGCCTTTCACACGGGTTGAACCGAGATGTTCATGGGACGGGTCGAACCGCTCTGGAAGCGGGTCGAGTAGACGTTGATGGGAGCGCCGAGCAGCTCCGCGAGCTTGAGAGCCCATTTTCTCAATTCTTCGTCGAGCTTATGGGCGTGGTTGTCGTTGATCGAAATCGAGTCCACCCGCGAGGCCGAGAAGTATGTCTGCGCCTCCACGAGCTGAGCCTCGATGCCATCGAGGACGACGAGGCAGTTCCGAACCAGACCAACCGCAGCCTCGGGAATCTTGTCGACCTGTCCCCGGACGATGAAGTACGTCTGGGCCACCGCCGGAAGACCGAGCATGATGGTGGACACGTCAACCGCGACGGGATAGCCGAGGTAGTAGTAGATCCGTGACTTCTCCTCGTCGGAGAGAACAGCATTCACAGTCACGGCATCCCGCCCAGCTTAGGGCTGGACGACCTCCTCAAGCTGAACCTTGCACTCACGCAGAACGGCGATGTCGTATCCGTGCTCCGAGATGATCTTCCCGGCGCGTAGGATGAAGTGTCCGCCACCGCGAACCACCTTGGCATCTGCCAAAACCTTGTACTTCTTCTCGGGGGCCGATGGTGCGGCAGCCACTGGAGCCTTGGGCTCAACAGGGGTCTCGTCGATCACGATCTTGGGAGACTCGTCCGCCACCGGTGCCTTGGCCTCTGCCGGCTTCGAGGCGACCTTCACTTCTTCCGTTGCAAGACTGAACTTTGCCATTTCGTTCTACCCTCCGAATGAAAACCGAAAAACAGGGATCCAAATTTTGACTACACAGACGAATCTGATAGTCGGACCAGGCGATTATCGCACGCCGGAGCGATAACTTGGATCCCAGTTTTCAGCCCCACGAACACGAACGGTAAGGTCCGAAGTCCACCGTCACAGTTTGCGGGATAATGCTCAACACAAGGTCGAGCAGCTTTCACATGCCACGAATGGATGTGAACCAAATGGGACGTGTCCCAATGGAATCTTGACACCACGGCGCGGCCACCTCGATGGCCCTTGGGGTGTGGAAGATGGCGCGCCATGTTGATAGTACCGGGTTGGTACGATCGTTTACGCCGAGCCCGAAAGAATCACGACGGCCCGCTTGAACGCCGCGGCAGAGGTCGTGGTCACGGAGTCGGTCGGGATCGGCCAGTCGCCAGAGAACGACCAGGCCGAGCCCGTGGTCTGCTGGAGGCGGTCCAGAGGCGCACGAAGAATCAAGCGGATCCGCTCGGTGAGGACTTGGACGCCGCCGTTGACGACCGCAAACTCGCCGATCTTACCCTGGATGCCGGCTTCCGAGATATACCGGGACTCGTCCAGGTACTTCTCTTCGACGGCGCCTTGGCCGGTGATGATCGAACGGTGGAGCGAGACGGCCGTGGGGTTGGTGTCTTCCCAGCCCGAGGTGTAGCCATTGACGGGATCCTGCGACACGGTGGCCTGGTTGGGGGCTTCCGAGTTGCGGTAGAAGGTCACGCCCAACAGGTACGCCATCGCGAACCGGCGATAGTGGATGTAGTCCGGCATGGAGCGGTTGAGGCTCTGGAACTCGGCGTCGCCGAAGAACTGCGATTCGGCGATGGGGTCGCCGTGCCAGTGGTAGGACCCATCCTCGTGCGGGGGGATGTTGTCGTAGCGCATCTGGGCCACTGCCGTGCGAACGTCGGCCAGGGTGGTCGCGTCCGTGGTGGCGATGTCATCGACGCGCGTGCCGCCGCCCGAGTAGACGATGCGAGAGCGATTCACCGCAAGAACCGCCTGGCGGTCGAGGGTGGTCACGTTCGCCGTCACAGTGAGAGTGCCGCCGTGGATGTAGTCGCCTGCCACCGTGGGGGTGCAGCCTGTGCAGGTGTACGCCACGCCGTTGATGGTGATGGCCAGAGGGTTGGATGCGCTCACGAGGGCCGGGCGACCGTTGACAAGCTGATAGGCGAACCCGGTCAGGTTCTTGACGGGAGGACTGAGGCCTGGCCCGTATCCGCCGTCCGCAACCGTGTTGCCGGCCACGTAGGCGTTGTAGAGCTTGTCGCGAACCACGCGGTTCAAAGACTGACCAGCGTGGAGGCCGAGCTGGTGCATGTTGCGCAGGTACTGCGACGCCAGCGTGACGTAGCTGGTGGGCATGTGCGTATCGATCGCGCTTCCCCACTGTTGGGCAGTCGCTTCCCATTGCTCCACCGAGTAGGACACGGGAACCGGATCCTTGCCGTTGGGAAGGGGGCGAGTCGTCGGCGTGATCAGGCCTGCACGAGTGAAGGTCTGGTTGGAGCCGAGGTTGACGGGCCACATCTCGCCGATCGCCTCCATGCGATACAGGAGGCGAGGGAAGGCGGCGTCGCGGAACACGCGCTGAAGGGTGCGGTCTTGCACGATTGCAACGACCGACGGGTTGAAGCCCGTCACGGTCAGGGAAGAATCAGGAAAGTTTGCCATGGGTCATCTCCGAGTTTGGGACGAGGTCCGTTGTTTCAAGACTATCAAGGATTCACCGTCGGTGAAGTGTGTTTTCCAATGCACCCCGTCCCGGTCCATTTAGCTTCCTGGGGTCCACCCGTTCCGCCGTAGGCGTGCATTGAATTCTTCTGGAGTGTCGTCGTCTGCGGTCTTCGCGGGCGGGGATGCGCCGGCTACCGACGGCTTGGGCGTTCCGGCTGTTTCCACCGGCACCGTAGTGGGCGGAACGATCGGAACGACAGGCGGAACCACGGTGGTCGCTGCCCCTAACAGGTGCGGCTTCGATTCGCGCAGTCCTGAAAAGAACGTCTCGGGATCGACTTCCTTGCCGGCCGACACTTCGCGAGCGAAGAGAGTCACGGCATAGTCGACGTCGCTGATTCCGGCGCGCGCGGCGGTCGCGGTAAGCTGCGCCTCGAACTGCTTGTTCTTGAGGCGGCGGACTTCCTTCTCGTGCTTGCGCTTCTGCGCCTCGCTCTGGCTCTTGAGGCCTTCGTTCTCCTTGCGGAGAGTCTCGGCTTCCTTCTTGGCTTCGGCGATTGCCTTGTCAGCGGTCTTGTCGGCTGCGGACTGATCGCCGCTGGCCGCCTGAACTCCTCCTTTTTTGACGAGCGCTTCGCACTCTTCGATGGTCAGGCCGGTCCGTCGCTTGACTTCCATCGCGGCCTCTCGCCTCACCCGGTTCATAAACGCCTGGTGGGGAGGCTCTTGGAATTCTTTCTTCGTCCGCACCGGAGCATGCACAACCGGAGGGTCCACCACTGCGGGCGGAACAACGGTCGTGGGGGGTGTGACTTGGGTCTGCACTTGTACGTTCTCTTCGGCCATTTGCTGTTCTCCCTACTCTTCGATTAACCGCTCGTGGGGGCGTGTTGGGGTGCCCGGATTCAGGCCTCCGGGCCGGGCCGTTGAACTACTGACCGAGCAACTTCGCCGTGACGGACGCCGCATCAGTGGCCGTCGCGTAGGTGAAGCTGGCCGTGGCTGCGAGGTCGCCAGCGGCGAACAGAACCTTCTTGGCTCCGTCCCACACGCACTGGCCAGTCGCCGGCACGATCGCGCCAGTGCCGGAGATGGGGCCCTTGAGCAGGGTCTTGGTCGTCGAGGCGGGGGCGGAGGTGATTCCGACGGCCATGAAGATTTGGGTCGGCTGGTTGGCCAGCGTCGCCACGTTCGACGTGACTGAGATGCCCGTCTCGGTGAAGGAAGCCTTCTCCAAGAGGAAGGTCAAGACCTCGCCCAACTGGACCGACACGGCCAGGTCAGGCAGGTTGTTGGCAACTTCGACGCCGTTCAATTGATCGCGGACAGTGGGTGCGGACATGGTGATCTCCTAGGAAATGTCGCCAGCGATCACGATCTCAAGGTCGGCCGTGCCGACGAACTTGATAGCAGTGAACTGGCTGCCTGAGTTTGGGGAATGAATGAGAAGCGCGGTCGCGCTGATCGCCTGGTCGACGCCAGCCGATGAAGTGAGAAGGGTCGTGATCGTCGCGCCGGCCTGGGCCTTCACCGAGATGGCTCTCACCTTGACGATGCCGTTGGTGCTCAAGACGAACGGAAGGAGCAAGGTCGCCCCCACCACGCTGACACGCATCGAGGCCGATGCCTGGTAGGTGCCTCGAAACGACGTGTCGGCAATATCGGTGAGCGATCCCGAGCTGGACCCGCAGAACGGCTGCTCGGTGAGCGCTCCCTGATGTTGAATTGAAACCGGCTGGGCCACTTAGACCTTGGTCAGGCCCTTGGCCGCGTTCGGTGTCTCTCTGACCGGATTCAACGCACTGCCCCATTGCTCCTCTTCGGGAACGCTGGGCGTGCCGCCGTTCGGCTTGCCGTGCTGGTTGTCGTATTGCTCGGAAGGATCCTTGGGCTCTTCGGACATGGCGTCTCCTACTTCGAGGAAAGGTTCTTCATGGGGTTGCAGCATTCCGCGGCTTTGTTCTTCGCCTCGGTCAGGCCGCTGGGCTTCTGCGCTTCGGCGTCGGGCGTCTTGCCATGCTTGGCGTCGTACTCTTCCGACGGGTCTTGGGGTTCGTTACTCATTGGTGTCCATCTCCTCGCTTGAGTCGGCCTCGTCCATCTCTTCTTCCGGCTGCGCGCCAAGCTCCTTGGCCTTCGCGTCGAGACGGTCGCGGATGGACTGGCAGTCGTTCCGAATCTCGATGATCGCCTCGTCCGGGTCTGGAAGCTCGTCGATGGCTTCCACCACATCGCCCACGGCGCGGGATTGCTCGATCAGCACCTTGCCGACCTCGCTCGAATCGCCCTCTTGCTCTGCATCGGGAACGACCTCGGAGCCTCCGCCTTGAGTGCGGCGCGCGGCCCAATCCTTGGTGTCTTGATCGGCTGCCATCGGGCTACCTCACGTTCTTGCAGGGGGCGGACTTCTCGGCGGGATTCTTCGGGTCTGCCGCGTAGTTGCGCTGCTCACCTTGGGGAGCCACGCCGGCCGGGCAGCCTGCGATGGCGTCGAACCCTTCGCTGGACTCGAAGCCAGCCTTGGTGTTGCGCTCTTCGGCGATCATCCTGGAATTGCGGTGCGTCTCGGGCATGCTATCGGCCCCCCTTCAGGTTGCGGAACGACTTGCGATTCTTCACGGGCGCACCGCTCTCGGTCGGGTCATCTTCCAGCGCCCCGGACGCGGCCCGCTGCTGCGCAAGGCTCCTATCGTCTCGGCCAAGGCCCACTCGGTCATCGTCGATCACGTTCGGATGCGGCGACGTAATGACTGGGTGATTCAGCCACTTCGGGTCCGGGATGGTTGCCATGCTCTCCAAGCGTTTCAAGGTTTCCAGATGCCGTCAAGTCGATTTCTGGCGTAGTCGGGCGGGCTGCGGAGTCTTTACTGGCACACAAGGAGATCGAACAATGAGCAGCGTCAGGATGAACCAAGGCATGCGCGACACCATACTAGGTCGGCTACTAAGACATGCCTTCGAGAAGCAAGATATGGACCTGTCGGTGTCAGACAAGGCGTTGGCCGATGACGTCTATGACGACATCTACCCGAAGGACATCAAAAAGAAGATGGCAACCTTTCCGGATGGATTCTTGGGACAAGACACATTCAGCATCCCAGTGACTGCGAGGCGCAAGTCTGACAACGCTCTCCTCGGCTGCGGCCGGCCTTCCTCGCGCCTTTGTGACTACCCGCTGGTGCCGCTTGAGTTCGGTAAAGAGCCGAAGACGTGCGACGCCAAGCTCTGCCCGAGGTGCGCCGTGAAGGTCGGACCGAATGCTGATTACTGCCCTGCACACGCACGGATGGCAGCAAAACAGGAGAAACAGAATCCATGAGTCTACCCGCAATCACCGAGGCCATGTCCAAGGCCGTGGCCCGCCGAGATTTCCCATTCGCGCTTTCTCTCGCCAACCAAGCCGCCGCCCACATGGGAGGCGAGCGTGGCCTGCGAATCCGCAAGGAGCTTGGGTACTGCTCCGAGAACCCGCCCGCCCTGAAGCACTGGCAAATCGTGACCGAGAATCGTTGCCCCTGGGTTCCTCCGGCTGTCGATGAACAAATGCGCTCGTGGCTCCACGAGGCCATTAACGCCAAGGCGCTGGTCGAAGCCGGCGAGAAGGTCATGCCCATCATGATCGTCGGCGAGACTAGGTGCGGAAAGACGTCGAGCCTGTGCGTGGCCGCGAGACGGATGGGGATCCCGGTCTATCGATTCGCGATGGCCAAAGCTATCGGCAGCCTCCTTGGAGACTGCGCCAAGAAGATCGAGGAGGCATTCATGGAGCCCGTAATTGTGGGCAGTGGTCTCTGGCTCATCGACGAAATCGAAGGGGTCACTCCGTATCGCAGAGGCGGATCAGGTGTAGAGCAGGAGAGAACGAGCGCGGTGGCCACCATCCTGACCGAGTTGGACAATCTGCCTACCGGAGTCCTGTTGGCGGCCA